TTCATTCAATAGGCAGTATTTCGATAATCAACTCCCTTTAGATACCCACGTGTATTGGGCACCGACAAGTGCAGACTGCATGGCTGTGACTTCTAAAGACGATGCAGGCAAATTTGTCATTCAAATGTCGCCGTCGATTTCGGGGTTTAGAAGGTTTTGGAAACAGACGTTGCTGCATGAAATGGCGCACGTTTCGTTGTGGTTGAACAACAGGGAAAAGAAATTGCATGGTCCGGCATTCAAGAAAGAGATGCTGAGAATTCTGCAACGGGGAGCAATCAAGTTTGTTTGACTATGCCGTTTGATGATGCTTTACAGCAGTTGATGTCATTGCCTGAAGAAGATCGACTTGCAGCACTTTTAGCCTTTGAAGCAAAGCGCAAGGAAAAGAACGCGGCCCTGTATTGGGCGACAGACGCGGGGGAAAAGTATCAACGCTTTTACGATCAGATCGAGTATGACTTTGCGAAGTTTACTCCTGAGATCAAAATCTACGCCCTTCTGGGTGGCAACCGTTCCAGCAAGACAGAACGCGGCGCATTTCTTGCGGTCGCTTGGCTCATGGGGAAAGAATACTTCCGCGATGAACCTTCCTGGCGGTATGTAAAAGACCTTCCAATTCCCGAAGAGGGAGTCAACATCTGGTGCGTCGGACTTGATTACACAATCATCCGTGATGTTATCTGGCAGGAAAAACTTCGTACTGGAACACGCAAAAACGGCCTCCTTCCGCCTACCGGCTCTCCGTTCATCACTCGGGTAAGCGATTCTGAGTTTCAAATTTCTGTCAACGTTAACGGCAGAAAGAGCACACTGCTTTGCAAATCCGCAGAAAGCGGCAGGGAGAAGTTTCAATCTGCTTCGGTTGACTTTCTTTGGATCGACGAGGAGATTGACGCCGATGTATTTGATGAAGCCTATCAGCGCACGGTGGATTGTGGAGGAAAAATCCTCCTCACCCTCACGCCTCTTGCTGACGTGGGCAGTGGATCAAAGAAGCCCTGGGTTCATGACCTCTTCAAAGAGTTCAACGCCGGTCGAAAAGACCTCTGCTTCGTAAAGCTCAACACTCTTGACAATCCTTACATCCCCGAAGAGGAAAAGGAAAAGCTCAAGATTAAGTGGGCGGGACACCCGGAAGAAAAGGCGCGACTCTTTGGTGATTTTATCCATCGCGCAGGACTTGTCTACGACAATTTCAGCAGGGGAATCCATGTCATTAAACCGTTCCGTCTCGAAAGCGACTGGAAAAGGATCGTCTCGATTGATCCTGCACCAACTGGAGTTACAGCAGCGGTTTGGGCGGCAATTAGCCCTCGTAACGACATCTACATCTACAGAGTCTATTACGAATCCAACAAAATCATCTCCGATCATGCGAAGGATATTCTCATTCGCAACGGCTCGGATAAAGTCGATATTTGGTTAATTGACCCATTCTTCGGAATACAGCGTAACGCGGAAACTCACCACACTGGAATGCAGCTTTATAGGGACGCTGGTATTCCGGTCCGTCTCGCTCCAAGAGCAGAAGATTTCGGAAGGGAAATCCTTCGGGAATACTTCGAAGCCTCAAGAGACAAAAACTCTCGCAACCCAAAAATCTTCCTGATCGAAGGAAAGACTGACTCTCTAGTAAAAGAGATCGAGCAGTATTCCTGGGACACCTATCAAAAGGGTGCGATGAAGGGACAGACAAAAGGCAAGCCTGTCAAGCGTCACGACCACGCCATAAATGCAGTGCAATATCTTGTGTCTCTCCGACCGAGAGGCAAGAAGGGTTCGAGCGGCGCGGGAGTGTACAACGCTTCGAACAGCTACACCTAAAGGGGAAACATGGATTTCAAAATGTCCGAAAAGGACAAACGGCAGCTAATGGAAGAGACGCGGGATCCGCGAACAATCCTAGTGTGCTGTGGGCTTCACCGTTATTATGGTCCATCAATGATTGTGGACACCCGTCCTGTTCCTGGATGCAAACAGTGCTGGATGGTCTGGTGGTTGCACGAGATTCTAAAGTTCCCACCTTCCCAACGAGCCGAAGCCATCGACCAAGCCTTCGAAGCCGTGGCTAAATGCAATGAAGCCGTGGAAAACGGCACTTGGAATTTCTCTCCGCATCTGCACCCAAAAATTACTTATGAAGACGACGGGAATTAGCCCAAGCTAAACCCCCTCTCTATTGAGGACACAATTGGCAACACCTAAAACATTTTCTGTAATTCCTCCTGCTGGATCATCTGCAAATAGCACTTCGATTTACTATACTAGCGCAAACAATAGTCCTCTTCTTAAAGTTGGAAAGAATCAGCTTATTAGAGTTGCTGTATCTCCTGCGGCAAGCGGTACGACTATCACTATGTATCTGGGAAATTCATCTTTAACCGTATCTCCAACTACTGCGTGGACTCCCGGTGTATGGACTCCCGATGGAATTCTTTTGAATAGTGGAGGCGGTGAACCTGAAGTTTTTGACACCGGGGAAAACGATACGTTGTACCTGTCTTTTCAGGGCGGCGGCGGTTTTGTAGTTATTACACCAATCAGTCGGAGCTAAGTGAACAATTCAGTAGACAATACGGAACTGAAAGAACGTACACTTTCTGATCTCCGGCGAATGCTGGATTATCGTCGGCAGTACGACTCTCGCAGGGCAGTTTTTTATAGGCAGTACGTCGGTCAAAGGGACGCTCAGAAATTCCCAGATAACAAGACCTCTCGTTCCAACACTTTTGTTCCATATCCGCTTTCAAACGTTGAAACTGTGGTTTCTCGTGTCAGCGATGCGTTTTTTTCGTATCAGCCGTTCTTTGAGTGTGATGGTCAGACAAACATTGACGACCACGCTTCAGAAGCAATGCAGCTTGTTCTAGAGAAGAAACTGCATGAAGCAAAAGTTCAGAACGTTTTAGAGGAATATGTTCGTAACGTTGCCATTTATGGCTATGCTGGACTCAAGATTGACTGGAATTGGGATTACAAAACCATAACCAAACCTGTTGCTCAACCCATGATGGATCAGAATGGGCAGCCGGTGCTTCACCCACAAACGGGTCAGCCGATTATCAACATGGCGGCGCAGACAGTGCAGGTTCCGCTTGCGTGTCCTAAGATCACTCCCATTGATATTTATGACCTTTTAGTTGATCCCGACGGCAGGGTTGTAGCACATCTCACCGAAGTCCAACTCGGTGTGATGGTGAGGGAACAAGAGCAGTCGATTGCTCGTGATCCTAAAAACCCCAAGTGGGACCCTGAAGTATTCAACGAACTTCGTGCGAAGATTGTTGCAGCTTCCCAGGGTGTACGAGACCCCAATATTGTGTTTGTCCGTTTCGCTGAAGTGTGGAACGTGATGGACAACAGCATGATGGTTATCACTTTTGGTGATGACGCAGACGCCGTATCCTGGAAGGACACACGAGCACAGTATCGGGCGCTTTCCTATTCCACCTATCGGATTCCTGTGTGGAGCGGTTCTGGAGATATTCTCTTTAGCGGCCCCAATCCTTTTGCGCACAAGCGCATTCCAATTGTCTATACCTCTTACATCAAGTTGCCGAATGAAATTTGCGGCCTCGGTGTGATTGAGACCACTTCAGACCTTACCGAGAGTCTGAACAAGATGGTCAACATGATTACGGACAACTGGAACCTCGGTATTAACAGGCGTTATGCCTACGATGAAAATGCAGACATCGACCATGAGGCGTTGAATCAGTTCAACGTTCCAGGCGGCAAGGTTGGAGTGGGTGGAAATCCCTCCGAAGTTCTTTATCCGTTGCCTCTATTCACTCCCGGTGCCGGGGATTATCAAATCCTCGATCTATACAAGGGAATGATCGAGATGACCTCGGGTATTAGTGATTTCTACGGTAAGGGCGTTGGCTCTGCTGGTGGAAATGACACTGCGACCGGCATTTCATCGGTTATCAACGAATCCAATTATCGCTTTAAGCTGTTCATCAGAAATCTCGAAGTGGACGTTATTACGCCCATGCTTGAGATGTGCGCGACGAACATTCAGCAGTTCCTCACGGATGAGCAGGAAGTAACGATCACAGGACAAGCCCCTGGAATTCCCAAGTGGCAGGTAGTCAGTCCTGACATGCTGATTGGCAATTTTCAGTTTAAGCTAGTTTCCGCAAACTACGCGACTAACAAAACCGTGCGTCAGCGTAACTTGATGGCGTTCTACAACATTGCCCAGGCTACCCCATACTGGCGACAGGGTGAGGGTTTACGAGAGCTTGGAAAAGTGATGGAAATCGGGAACATCGACGATCTCATCAAGAGCGATCAAGAAGTGCAGATGGAGCAGCAACAGGCTCAACAGCAGGCTCTACAACAGCAGCTTATCGAGAATGTGGTGAATGTGGAAGGTAAAACTCACATTGCCCAGGCTCGTGCTGAAGCCGTAGCTGCAAATCGGCAAGTTGCCTCTCATGGTCATGCAAAACCCAAAGAAGGACGACCGGCAAAAGCTCAACATGAGGGAGCAATCCCCGGTGGTGATCCTGTTACGGGTGTCATGAGAACAGAAGGCCAGATGAACGGCGCAAATGCTCTCGGACTTCAGGGTATGGGACAGGTTCCTGGATGAACCCGGCTCGCACGCTAGATCACGCAAGACGGCACTGCATGGAGCAATTTAACCGCACAGGGGAAGCGGCAGACTATGACGCATTTGCGAAAATTACTTTTCTTCGATTCACTCTTGAGGGTGGCGAAGAAATATCTCATCAAGTGGTTGACCCCGAAGGAGGGGGATTTTGCTTGGGAGATTGAATTTATCAAAGAGGGTGAGAAAGCAATACCCTCTCTGCAACACCATATCGGGTTTAACTCCCTTATGGGAAAACTCGAACTGAGGAAGCAAGAGTATCGAGAAAAACTGGAATCCAATCCCCACAAGAGTTTGGAAGACGTTTATCGGTTACAGGCTTTCATTCAGGACATGAATTGGATTCACCGGGAAGTTCGCAAAGAGCTTAAGAAACCGGATGAATCAAATTATTACGAAGAAGATTTGACTCCGTTTGTTCAAAGCCAAATCCTTCGAATCGGCTCACAAGGCTGACGCAGTAGAAACCCGTTACACAGAAATCCCACAAGGACCTAATGTACGAAGACATTTTAGAGAAGTACGGTGATGTACCTTTTGATCAGGCGTTTCCAAGCGGGGAAGTAACTCCCCAAGCGGCAACCCCCTCAGAGGCACCCATCGAAGAACCTGCACCCCAGGTGACCCCTGATACCCCTTTCCTTTCAACCTCTACTGGGACGGTGTACAAAAGTGCAGAAGAAGCAGCTCGCGGTATTGAACATAAAGACTCAGTAATCGCGAAACTCCGCAGTGAAGCAATCGAACGCACTGGCGTTGATCCGCTGACGGGACAACTCGTTAAGCAGAATGTTCAGACTGTGCAGCCTGTTCAGTCAACTCCAGCCCCAAAACCATATTCGCAGAATGGCGAGCAGTTCATAAAGGATCTTGCAGATGCAGCCCAGAAGGGCGACATGCAACGTTACGTTCAAGTGCAGGCACAGCTTGCCCAAGAAGCCGTAGCGCCTTTAGCGCCGATTCTGAATGACTTTGCAAAGAGTCAAGCGGTTGAGGCGGTAGGTAGTAAATTCAGCGATTTTCGGAACTTTAAGAGCTCTCCTGATTATGAGGCGGTTCTTTCGGACAATCCGGCTCTCGCAAATGCGATTCGATACGCAGAAGCAAATGCTACGCAGGCTCCTGATCTTAAGGACATGTATGAGATTGCTTACAAGCTAAATGCGGCACGTAGAATCCCAGAGGTTGTAAGACAGCCTGCCCAGGCTGTTCAGCAAGCAAGACCCACGATTAACTCCACGGCGACCCCTGCACACCCCCAAGGTGGTCGCGTTGTTGAAGTACCTAACATGGCCACAAGTCAAGGCAGGTCGGCAATCATCGCGCAGCAGCAAAGGTCAGGTGTGGAAGATATTCGTTTCTAACATCTTCCATTTTAGGACCCCAAAGAAATGACTAGTGTAATCACAGTTTCCACTGGCACCGTAGGTGCAGCCGGAAACGTAACCGCTGATCTTCAGACCTATTTCAGCGCACAGCTTCTTCAGGTCGCAGAACGCAATATGGTTCTCGATCAGTTCGGTAAAAGCTAAGTTTTGTTGCCGAATAAAAATCTTTTCTAAATACCTTGGAAAGCTAAAGGCGCAAGCCCAAGCTAATCAGAGGCAAGTACGTGACAGAAATTGAACTGGCAACCCTCGCGGGGTTTTTCGCAGGAGAAGGCACAATGTCTATCTCTGGTGGAAAATCGCCATCACTGTACGTAGGAATAGGCAATACAGAAAAGCTCTGGATTGACCGATTTCAAGCAGCGTTTCCCGCTGGCTATTACGTTGAAGCTCCTAATCATTATCCCGGCGCGAAGTTTATGTTTCGCTGGCGGGCTACTGGAAAGAAAGCTCTCAACTTCCTACGAACAATTCAACCCTATCTTATAGGTGAGAAAGCCGATCAACTGGCAATCGCAGTTGCATTTCAGGAGCTTAAAAAGTCCAATGCAAATGGCGGTTATACTCCAGAAGAACGACTTCAAATGGATAGGCTCAGAAACAGTCTGAAAGAATCACGGCGTACAGCCGCAGAGACTAACCGAAAAGACGCCATAACCTTGGCGAAGTGATAGTCCGACACTTCACGAAAGTGAAGATAACAAGGGGTGGACAAAACCCCGATTCCTTCCAATTCCAGTTCCACCATTCAGTTTGTTCGTGAGGAAAAGTTTGCAGTATCTACTAATCCCACGGCTCTGACTGAAGGTGTTGCTCCAGATGCGGTTGGCATCACCCTTTCTGAATTCCAGGCGACCGCAGAACAGTATGGCTATCTGGTCATCCTGTCAGACCTCGCCGAATTAACCGCAGACTTCTTGTTTGGCGGAATCTTTTCTAAATACCAGGGGACGGCTAATTACGCATTCGCGTAAATGCTAATCCGAGGGAAGAAACAAAACAATTGAATAATGATGCCGTTTACCTTGCAGCCGTATTGGACTGCGAAGGCTGGATTACCCTTTCTAAACTGGGTAACAGTAGAGGCGTAGGACTTGTCCTAACGCTAGGCGTCGGAAACACGAATTACGTGCTTACCGACTGGCTCAAGAACACGTATGGTGGCTCTGTTTATAAGACGCACAGAGACTCTGTAAAACACAAAGATTACTATACGTGGCGTATTCATGGTAACAAGGCTTTAGAGGTATTAAGGCTGGCTTACCCTTACATGATGATGAAACGTGCTCAAGCTGAGGTTGCAATTGAATTTCAGACAAACATGCACAACAAGAATACATACAACGAACCTTGCACTACGCAGTACGTTGATTACATGCACTCCCTTAAAAAGCGCATGAGTGTTCTTAACCGTAAGGGCAAAGATGTTTCACCCGCAACGACTAACCGAAAAGACACTAGACCTACCGAAATGGTAGGCAGTGAAGTGATAGTCTGAACTCCCGAGGAAACCGGGAGAGTCTCTCAGAAATGATTGAGACCGATGTGTACGAGCATCGTAACAAAAATGTAAACACCCCATCGTCACTCGTACAATCGAATTGCTCGGTCAGCACGCACAGGAAACCTATGACCTCCTGATCTTTAATGTGCTGGCGGCTAATTCCAACGTTTCGTTCGTTGGTGGCGGCACTGCAATCACTCAGCTTACCTCTGCTAACGTTATGAGCTACGCGTTCCTCGTTGAGCTTGCGGCTAGTTTGCAGGATGCAGCGGCCCGTCCTTTTGATGGCGGGGACTACGTTTGCGTAGTTGCTCCACAAGTCAAGGCTTCACTGTTGAAAGATTCTGAGTTCCTTGCGGCTCACCAGTTCAACAACACGGATGCAATTTACCGTGGTGAATTTGGTGCGATGGCCGGATTGCGCGTGGTTCAGTCCAACGCTCCTGGCTTTGCTGCAACGTCTCAGGCGGTTTCCGGTTATGCAAACCTCGTGTATACGGGCTTTGCGGTCGGCAAGAGTGCTTATCAGATTGCCGATCTTCAGAACCTCAAGGCGTATGTTGTTGCGCCGGGTGGTCAGGCTGATCCGCTCCAGCAGAAAAGGCAGATGGGATACAAGTTCGCGTTCAAGAGCATCATCACGAACACGACTTGGATCAACACCTTCTTCAGTGCTGGTAACAACACCATCAACTATGCTTAACGAAATCGGGGGAGTTCGCTCCCCCATTTCTTCAGAAGAGTGAACCAATGAATGATTCTCCAGAGCAGCACATAGTACATCAAATCATCCCACCCCAAGGCCACGGCCTTTTAAGTCATTCCCGCGACCGGGGGAGTCGCAATCCTATCGTCCTGGGTCCAGCCACTTCAGGTATGCATCAACCGGACATGGTGATGAACGGTGGAATCCCGCATCAGTCGATGCCTGTGGGTCCCGAACCGTTGGGAATGCAACAGAAGTAAATCAAAGAGGGAATGGCCCAAGCCAAACCCCCTCTATTAAACAAGGATTATTGAATGCCAATTGATGCACCCGTAACATCGCCCACAAAGGCGTCAGATAAAACGAATGCTTCCACGAAGGTTTGGGTTGAAGTTCCCGAAGACGACATTTTTGAACAGCGGCATCCCGACATCATTGTGAATGGGATTCATTACGGTCCTGGTAAACACTATGTAGATTCCGTTCTCGCCGGAACGATTAACGAGCGTATTAAACTCTACGCACGTGCGCAAGCCAGACTGAATAGTTCCAGACCCGATAAGGTCACAAGGCTTCGTCAGCTTCCCGGTGGTTCCAGCAACATCGCAGGGCTTAAGTAAAATGTTTGTCTACTCGAAGAGTGGACTGGCTCTGACTGAAAGTTTTGAAGGGTGTCGTTTTGAGGCTTATTTAGATCAGAACGGCATTCCGACAATCGGGTACGGGCATACAGGGCCAGAAGTTCATCTGGGACTGATTTGGACCCAAGAACAGTGTGATGCGGCACTTGAGGGGGATATCGCTTGGGCAGCGTCGGTTGTCAATCGGTGTGTCACTTATCCAATCAATCAGGACGAGTTTGATGCCCTTACCGATTTTTGTTTCAACGTGGGAAGTGGAAACTTTGAAAAGTCCACTCTTCTAAAAGAATTAAACAGTGGAAATCTCTCCGCTGCTGCTGCTCAGTTTGATGAGTGGGATCACGCTTCGGGAAAAGTGGTGGCTGGTCTCTTACGTCGTCGAACAGCAGAACAACATCTATTTCAAAACTAGGACACCAGTATGCATTGGTTGATTTTTCACCCTTGGGTGTCTATTCCGATTGCCGGTTATCTGTTTAGCAATTTTGTGGACGCCCTTAAGTTGGTTCCACCAAAGCCAACCGATAATCGGCTTTACGTGTTTTTGTATGCCCTTTTAATGGGCCTTGCGGGGAATGCCGTTACGCTTCTCCGACATTTCTTCCCTCAATTTCTTTCCCCGGATAAAAATGCTTAAGAAACTTTGTGCGCTGTTTTTGTGCGTCTCTACCCTATCGGCGCAGACCCATACGATTCCCACGACGGATCGGAACACAACCTGGACGGGTCAAGAAACCTTTACTTCTGGAAACATTCTCATTGTCCCTGGAACCTATGTTGCGTGTACGGCAGGTATTCTTGGAGCGATTCAAAACATAGGTTACACAGATACCGCTCATCTCATTGATAACCCCGGTCACGACCAGTACCAGCAGTGTGCTCAGACTGGAGCTTCCACCTATGAGTGGGTTCCTGTGGGCGGCGGCGGTACAGCTTCCGGTTTTTCAAATAACCTGGGCGTGGGTGCGAGTGGTACGGGAACGCTGGTTTCTACTCCTGAAGCGGGTTTTACAACTTCCGGCAGTTACGCGCTTAAAGCGTGGTCAGATGATTTTTCTCGTGGCATTTTTGATCCTCGGGATACCCAATGGGCGGGTGGTGTCAACGGAAGTACACCAGCGGCGGCTTGGCAGTCTGTATTTGATGCGGCGGCTTGTTACGTAGCTCAGAACGGCAAGAATTCTACAATTATTGCCCCTCCCGGTACTTGGAATGTAGGAACAGCTACTAGACCTTCGCTTACTTTAGGTCCAGGCATTGCGTTGATTGGAGCCAGCGGCGGAAGCTACGGCTCAACCACCTTTCAGGCTACATATTTAGGCAACGGCACGTTTCAGATGTATTCGCCGTACACCGTTCCGGTTTGTCCCAATGGGGCAACGAATGTGGTGGATAACGCGGACGGCGGCTACATCACCAACATCAATGAATCTGGATGTCTCTTCGTCGCCTGCTCAAACGTCCCAGGGCATTCCACTACTGCGGGAGATGGACTGGCCCAGGTAGGTATCAACATTGAAGGTGAACATAATGAAGTCGGCAATCTCCATGCCGTAGGTAATCTCGGAGCCGGAATTATCATTCAGGGAACCGACACCACGGTAAAAGGCCACCTTCTTTCGTACAGCAATGATGCATGGCTAGTGGAACAGAAGGGACCGGCCCCCGATACGTACAACCCCGCAACGGACGGTGTGCACGGTGACGTTGAACTCTACGGTGTTGACGCGACCAACTCTGACATTGAAACCTATGGCTTCCTGGTACAGCCCGGTACAGAAGCGGGGCATCTATCGGGCGTGTTGCTTGGCGGAGGTAACACCTCTGCCGCAAATCTGTTTATCCAGCTAGCAGAATACGGCATTGCGGGTGACGGTGGGGCAGGTCTTCAGCGTGTAAGCAACTTTCGCATTGATGGCTCTTGGCTCGACGGTATCGCGTCAAGAAATGCAACTGTCATCTGGAGCAACGGTCTCATAGACGGTTACTGTCTCTCGTCCACAGCGGGTACATGCGACGGTATTGCAAGTGGCACAGGGTTTAACGAATTCAACGATATTACTCTCACCCGTAGCAATGGTTTCGGTACGTCTTATGCTACCGGCGATATGTGCGTAGCTGACCAGTCGAGAGTAACAAACGTCACAGCGGATGGTGGGTTAGGTCCAATACCTGACGTGACCTACGGATGCAATTATGGCAATCCCGCAGGGTATCACACGATCTATGAACCACCGGATGTTCCCACATTTGGAGGGGGAACCGTTCTTACCGGGGCGACCCCTAGTTTTCTGGGTGTTAAGCATGTCATCATGCAAAACACGTCGGCCACGAACATTACGGCCCCAACGAATGTCCTAGTTCAGCGCGATTACACCATCACTCTTTCGAGCAGCAACGATGTCTTAGTTTCAACAACTAACGGTGGTAATTTCGTTACTTGTAGTGGCTATAACATTACAGGTCCGCGCACAGCGATGAGGTTTACCGGAACCCAAGCAGATGCGTATCACCCTCAGTATCTTACTGAAAGCTGTGAAGACAAAGAAAACGTAAATTGGTATGTAGGTTCTCAGGGAAAAACTTTACCTTCAACAGACCTTTTGCCCTCTTTCCTAGCGTTCGGTTCAGCAGCAGTAGCCCCATTGCCAGCACTGTCCGCTCCGTCTGGGCAGGGGATCGGCGCGCCGACGCAGACTAGTTGCTACGATGTCAAGGTCTACGTTGCGGGTGGCATACAGACGAACTCGCCGGTGTGTTTGAATTACAACATTCCTGTTACAAGCGGCCCTAGCACTAACGTACAGGTATTTCAGGTGTTGCCAATCAACACCACTCGGTATGTGGTGTACAGGGAGAGCACGACTCAATCTGGTCTATCTCCAGGAACCATTGCGGACGTGACCTTACCGGCTCCGGTAACTGTACCGACAACCGTGAATGTCTTCGACACCACTACGTCAACGATAAATTCAACCATATTGGGTACTGCTAATCAGGGTATCAATATGACGGGTACGTATAACTTTGACCCCACAAATATCCCCACAACCACTTCTTATTTGTGTGTTCCCGGTCAAGTAAAGATAGACCCCACTCCATCAACAGGCGCTCTATATTACTGTGCCTCGGAAAATAGTTGGGTCAAAGCCCCGCTTTCATTCACTTCCTCTTTTTAAGTAGGCTTCATTGGGTACTGCACAATACGTATACGATAGTGCGGGTAATCTTTGGGCAATCACAGTCAACACGGATGGTTCGCTTCAAAGCACTCTCATATCGAACAACTCAGGAGGCGACAGTTCACTACTGTATGCCTCCGACATTCTTAATTCGGTCAAGATAGATTCCCAATTTACCAGTCAGAACTCAGCGGTGATTCTGGACTACATTGACCGAGTATCGCAGAGAATTTTACGGGACACTCAATGGTGTTTCCTGCGATCTCAGCCGAAACGTTTTATCACTCAAGTTGGCGCAACGGACTACTGGATTGGCTCTACTTCGACTCCAGCCGGAACAGTAAATTCGGGCCTTAATCTTTCGGACGTGTGGAGCGTATGGACCGAAAGCGTTTGGGATAGAACCAGAGAAAAGCAACTCATGCCGAATTCCACTTCGGTGTTGAACTCTTCGAATCTTTCAAGTCCCGACGGTTCCTATAAGGCGGCTCCCCCCAACGGGTTTCGCTATGAGATAACGACCCCTAACATTCTGTCGATCTATCCTGCTTCAGACGGGCGACCCTCATATCAGCCTGTTCCGTTGGCCCCGACAGTGACGTTTGCAAGTGGTGGCACACTTCCAGGACGGACTCTTTACATTGGTGCTACCCTAGTTGATTCTGCTGGCAATGAAAGCGCAGTTAGCGGGATTCCAAGCACTGTATACATTCCTGAGAACAACCTTTTAACTGCCGCCTCTCCCGCTCCTGAAGTAGCTTCGGGAACGCTGGTCACATACAACAGTTGGAATGTCTACATTGGCACATCCCCGAGTGCGCTGGAGAAACAGAACTCCACTCCGATAGCTATTGGAACCTCATTCACCGAACTTAGCACCGGCTCAATTTCTGGCGCGGCTCCCCCGATTTCAAACGGAATCACTCCCATCAATGGCTACGTGATTGAGTTTCGATACTTCCAGCAGCGGAAGACAATTCACACCCAGGCCGACGCCCTACAAATCCCGTTGATCTACAAAGATGTGGTTGTGGCGGGAGTCAATTTCTTCATCGAAATGTTCCTTCGTCAAAGCAATGACGTAGGTAGAGCAGGCGTGTGGAAGTCTGAGTTTGAAACAGGCATCAAGCAAATACGCAAAGACCTCAATCTAAATTTCCGCAACACAGATTTCATCAGCCCAGATTCGGCGACCAATTACACCCACGGTTATTTGAGTCGGTACTGGTACTAACTCTGAGGGGGACGGCTTGGACTATCCCCAAGTTAAACCCCCTCTCTTCGATAGGACACCTTTTTACACATGCTTGTTAGTGATGTTATTTCTGCTACGTCTGCGGACATTCGGCAGGTTATTTCTACAACCGACGATCCATCTTTGTTTTTGTCCTGGATTGATCGGGTTCATAAAGAGTGTCTTCATAGCACTGTTTATAACAATCTTATTCAGTCGATGGAGTCGATTTCCCTTGTAGCGAACACGTCTATGTATACGCTCGGAACCGCTCCCCGCGACATCAATTTTGTTTACGACCGCACGTTTGATCGAGAGATCAAAAAGTTAGGTTCTGAATCATCTCCAACGGGTGCAACACCTGCCGATTCGATAACAAATTCACAATGGGTTCAATACTACCGTCTGGTTGGTTCAACGGGTTTGTATGTGTTTCCCGCGCCACAGAAAAGCATTGAAGACGCCACTCTCGAAGTCTATTACGAACAAGATGTGACAACGCTAACGTCTACCACGCAAACCCTTCTCATTCCTGATGATGGAATTGATCTCGTGGTGGCTGGAACTAACTTCTATGCGTTCTCCTATCTCAAGAGTGCGACGGATGCCCAAGTTTGGGGCGCTAAGTTTGAAGCCTTAAAAGGAAATTAAATGGCGGTTAGTACCACTTCTGCCAGCGAGCCTATTCAGGTATTGCTGCGTTCTACGTATTCGAATTTCAAAGACGCTGGAATTGACACGTTTACCACGCAAAGTGGACAAGCTCAAACGTCTTGGCTGGACTTGAATAATCTACTTCCCGCCGCAAATGGCGCTCTTCGCCGCCGTTGGGGAGTAAACAGGATGTTTTCTTCGGACTCTTCTTTTCAAGGGGTTCGAACGTTTGCATACAACGTTCCCCAGGATGGTTCCGATCCATCAAATACGGCTGCTGCGGATTTGTTGGTCACTACAGACAATCAAAATCTGCATGTGACGGCTGTAAGCTCTACAGGAACTCCAGCTACAGCTACCACAAACACACTCGCTTTTGCTGCTTACACAGGTATAAGCGTACCTACGAACTTTTCAGCAAGTGGCGATGTGTCGGCAGTGGTGAGCAGGAATTGGTTTTATTACTCTGACGGCCAGAGTGCATTCCGCAAATGCAACATGGGTTATACAACCAAGGATACCAACACCAATTGCGGTATTCTCCCCCCGTCGGCTTATCTAGCCAATACTTCAGGATCGAATCCTAAATCCACAATCACTGCATACGGTGGTTCTGGAACGAATTACACATCTCCTACCGTTACGCTCACAGGCGGCGGTGGTACAGGCGCGGCTTGTTCGGCTATTGTTCGCAACGGAGCTATCACCGGGTTCTCGATGACGGCGGAAGGTTCAGGTTATACTTCAGCCCCCGATGTCGAAATTTCCGATTCAACAGGTTCCGGCGCTGGAGCAGTTGCCGTTTACAACGAACTTGGCGCGGTCGTTGCAGTTTTGCCCACAGGTCCCATTGTTCTCAACGCGGAACGTGTGTACACCTACGCTTGGCAAAACTCATTGACGGGACACACTTCAGATATTGCTCAGGGTATCGTGACGGCTTCTACGGGAGAAATCACTTCTTACACTGGCAATGCCGCTTCGGTGGTTTCTCCGGCTCTCGGAGTGGTGGGAAATGTTCCCCAGGGTGTCGTGGGTTTTACAGACATCTACATTACAATCACGCCGATCCTTCCCATTGATTCGCAAGTTGACACTTGTATTTTGATGGCAACTTCAGACGGCGGATCACTCGAAAAACTCTATGGTGTAGCTGAGATTCCAATCAGCCCTACATCCGCACTTCCGATCAACTACACCGACACTTTACCAGATACCTATTTGAGTTCGGGCGCTGCAAATTCTGAACCCGGTTCAATCACTGTAGGCGCGGTTACAACTAGTGTGTACACAGGGGATAACACTGGAATTTACAGTGTGACTTCTGGCGATACTCCGCTTTCCACGCAAACTCTAAACTCATTGATGTTTGGCACCACGCCTAGCACGTTGATTCCAGGAATGGATTCGACCCTAAACAATGAGTACAAATATGTTCCGTGGAACAATCAGGCGCTCACCGATCTTGGCACATGGTCGAATGATGTAGTTGTCGAAAACACAGGTGATTCCGGCGATGGAGCCAACTCGTTTCAGATGGCACTTACTGGAACTTTCACCATTGAAACTCCTGGCGATTATGTTCTCGTCATTCAATCAGAAGGTGGGTACATCGTTGCTATTGGAAACAGCGCAGCGTATGTCAGCGGTCCAAACACGTTAGGCGGTGTTACCACAAGTCCGGTAAGTAGTTTGCCTGTTTTGGGCGGTCAAAACGACGATCCCAACTACCCCGATACGGTCGATAACCCTTTAACGATCAACTTTCCGACTGCTGGAACCTACCCTTTTGAATTCGGTTATGCGGCCTGTTTGAATCAGCAAGACGGTATACGCATGTTTACTGTGATGGCAAACACACCATCGGGTATTGCGGATTCAACAGCCCCATTTCTTATCGTTCCTTCCATTGGCGATTCGAACGTAAATGGTTATACGGGTTTGACGCTCTTAGCGGCTAACACCTGGGTTGACACAGATTCTTACGGAACACTGTACGGAATCATCGACAACTCGCCGCCGCCTCCACTCAAGTTTCTCACTCTGCATCAGGGCAGGCTTTTTGGTGTAGATGAGGCGGGACAGAATGTTTACTTCTCGAAATCAATTGATGAAGTAACAACTTCTACAGGTCTCATCACTTCGAAATGGGAAGAAGCGTGGCCGGGTACGAATGTCCTTCCGATCTCACTTAACAACGAGCACATTACTGCGCTCAAGTCGGACGGAACAAACCTACACATTGGAACCACGAAAAGCATCTACACCCTTCAAGGGTCAAATGCTCAAACGTTTTCCATTCCCAACATCTTGTTTCAAGAGACCGGCGTACTCAGCAACGATCTGTGGACGGTAATTTATTCCGAGGGTCAACCCGCTGGTTTTATGTGGATGACTCCAGATTTGAAGTTGCTGTATTCCGATTTCTCCACATACGTTGATGTTGGAATTCCGATCTATCCGTTTTTGCAAAATCTGGTCGGTTCTTATCTAACAACCAACGCAAAAGCGAATGCGTTCACTTTCGGCCCGTTTACATTTGCAGTTTTTTCGTTGCAAACCAGTACAGCCAATCAGTTCTTTCTTTTTGAGACGAACTTAAGAAAGTGGTATCGCTGGACCGTATCGGGAACTCCGCTTCACAGTTTTGTCTACCAACATCCTGAAACCGGATATCGAGGACTTTTTTACTGGGAAGTTAACAGCGGCGATTTCTCTATCAATCTTTTTGATCCCTCCTACACCACGGACGGAGGACAGGCTATTCCCTGGAACGCGCAAACATCATGGACAGGAATGACAGATGCGCCGGGGATCAAATACCTCAACGAGATTGAAGTTTTAACAAATGAAACTACGATGGCGGTAAGTGTGTACGGTGCTAATACCCAGACTGAATTCACTTCTCCTACAACGATTGCAACTGCAAAGCCTCTCGTGTATGGCCCGATGCAAACGTGGAAGTGTTATTTAGCTTCTCTTCCTTCGGGTTATCGGTACTACAGCTATCAATTCTCTAGCACTGTTACGGGAGCGATCAGCAGTAGCCCAACTGAAATCCTGGATCAATTCATCGTTGAATTTTACCCACTAGCGAGAATCTAATTTGTCTCTTCGCATTAAAAACTTTGATGTTAACCATCTCCCTGTTCTAAACAAATGGGGAGATAGCATCGAAAGCACTCAGCAAGATCACGCAAAGCAGCTTTCGCAAATCCACACAATGCTGCAATCCATATTCACAAAAAATCCCACGCTCGTCCGCCCGGACAGCAAATAGGCCCCATTTGTAAATGGCTTTAATTTCCCCCCTGGTTAGTTACGTCAGGAAGTTGTTCATGACAAACCCGCTCGTGGAACCACAAGACCACGTAATCATTCACGCTCTAATCATTCTCGTATGTTCGGCGGCTATTTGTTTAATACCTGTAGGAGTCGTTCATGCGGATAGTGCCAAAGATATTGCTCAAGATCAGCACATGGTCTATATCGACAAAGCCATTCAAGACTTACAAGATGGCCGCAAAGAAATGCGCGAAAAGCGCGATCAGCAAATCCTCGATCTAACAGCCGCAATTGCAGCAAGCAATGCGCGACAGGCAGAAGATGAAGGTTTGTTTAGAGGCGCATTAGGAGCCATCGGTGTTCTTCAAACCTTCGGCCTAATTAAAAGTTGGAAAGCATCTAACAGGGGAAATTAAATGGATTCTG